ACTTCTCTTCTAGTAGCTGCTGCTAATTGCATAAAAGGAACAAAGTTACTACTACCCAAAATAACAATTTGAGTAAATGACTTATAGTTCATTTTCAAAACAATTCCCTCTAACCAAGTTTGCTGATCCTTACTAGCAGATTCTTGATTTAAAAGTTCGCCGTTTTTATAAATTTCAAAGATTGTTGGTTTAAGTCCTCTAACAACTTTCCAACTATTAGATCCTATTTTAAATTCAATTTCAACAACACAATCTTTTTCATTTACAGAATTGATCAATTGTGGTTTGTTAACTCCTCTAAAAGATTTACCAAATAATGAAAAAGTCAATGCATCAAGGATCGTACTTTTCCCAGATCCATTGTTACCAATGATTAAAGTAGTTGGTGACTTCGCCAAGTCAATTTCGGTAAATTGATTACCTGTGCTTAAAAAGTTTTTGTAGCGAATTTTTTCAAATAATATCATTTTGTTCTGGAGGAATTACAATGTCATTTTCAGTAATAATTGCATACTCATAGCGATTAACTTCGCATGTTTTTATAATCAAATCATCATCGATTTCAATTACAGTCATTGGTGGATAATCTTCTTCTTCCAACATCATTGCAAATCTTACGGCATCATCTTCTTCTTCAAAGAGGTAAAGAATTTGTTGTCCTTTTTGATTAGTTACAGAATAAGCACCTTGCTCTTCTCTACCTTCTAAAGTAAGAATGTACATACTAGACTATCTCACAAGCTTGTTTATATACTTGCTGAATAATTCTTTTTATAGACGCTTTATTTATTGAGTCTTCAGAATCGTCAACATACTTATTCAAAATAGATACAGTATCCTCCGATTCAAAATCATATTCCTCATTAAGATTTGTGGAATCCGCAAAAGATTCTACAATTTTTAATTCAGCAATATTTGTTAGATAAAGTTTATCAATAAATTTATCAAATTTTTTTTCGTTTGTCTTTTTTTTAACTACAAGTTTTACAATTTTATTCTCATAGTTTCTTGCATCAAACGTTTGATGGTCATTATCATCATAATAAATCGTCTCATGCATTGTATATGGATTATTTACTGATTGCAAAGAACGAGTCTCTGTATTAAAAATATGAAATCCACGAGTATCTCCAATGTCATTGGAATATATCTCATATGGATTTCCTAGATAAAAAATCTTACCGTTATCAGAACGAGTATGATAATGCCCAGAAAAAACCAATTCAAATTTATCAAACAACTTGGAATCCATACCTTCTTGCATGGTAAACCCACGATATGGAGGAAATCCAGAGAACTCAAGATGCCCCATGGCACATTTACATTTTGTGGATTTTACTGTCTTAAAAGTTTCATCATAATTACCCTCATTAATCCAAGGGATAAACAGAACTTTAAGTTTGTCAAGTTGAACTTCAGTTGGTTTTGAATATACTTTTACATTTTCATATTCTCTCAACAGAAGATCTACAGCATTAATTTCATTTGTGTTTTTATAATATGCTGTATGATTACCAACTATTGTATGAACAGTAACTCCAAGTTTTTTTAGGGTATCGTAATAATTATCTTTTGCCCAAGCAAGAGCTGCAAAGTCAATTCCTTTTCTACTGTCAAAAGTATCGCCCATGTCCACAACAGTTTTAATGTCGTGTTTAAGTAACGTTGGAAAAAAAATATCGTTATAAAATTTTAAAAAATAATCATGAAAAAGTTTAGAGTTTTTACGAGCACCAAAATGTTGGTCTGTAATAATTGCTACTTTCATCAATACCTAGATTTGGAATGAATGTTGTCCTTGATAGAATTATAGTCAGAATAATTCATACCGTCAATCAGGTTATCATCAAAGAAAACCTCATCAAATCCAGTTCTTTCTAAAATTTTATTTTTAATTTCTAACTGCTTTTTCTCTTTTTGAATTCTACGTAAAAAGGCGTAGTGTATAATTTGCGTAAAATATGCAAATGGATTCTGAGACTTTTCAGGATCAAAATTATGGATATACATAACACAATTTTCAATACCATCAGAAATCATGTCATCTTTAAAAATGTAGTTGACAAAATTTGGTTTGAATGATAAATGTGTTGCAATCTTTAAAAAGCATTCGCCCAGATAGTTTGTAATCTGTGGTCTTGGATCTCCCCGTTCTTGAGCCAAACTAAGTTGCCTTCTATACTCAATCAAAGCTAAAAGAAATTCTTTGTTATTAACGTAGTGAATTGATCTCTTTCTTTTAGGCACTGGTTGGATACCCATAAAAATTACTGTATTAATTGTTGAAATTATAACACTACTATACAAAAAGAATCAAGGCTTGACAGAGGTATCCAAAATGGATATAATAGCATTGTTGCGCTTTCAAGTTTATATATTAACTATTTTTATAGAGTTTTTCTAAGATCTCTTTAGCATCATTAACATTAGAGATGTATCCCATCTTTCTATTGATCTTTTTCCTAATACCATGTGGATTATCCTTAGGATCAAAATCAGTAGAGTCTCTAATCCATGATTGATACATCATAATCATTTCAAGGTCTTTTGATTCACTTAACGTAAGGACATCATCCATATCGAGAATAAACATATCTTCTTTTGTTGTTTTTAACCAGGGTTCTAGTTTGTATCCTGTTGATCCACCTCTGGTTGTAACTTCAGATATTGTAATTGGGTTTGTTATAAGTAATAAAGTTTTATTGTTTTCAAAACAAGGCATAACCTTTGAAAATATCTCTTCTCCACTTTTTAACTTAACTGTTGCATAAAAGTCGTCTTCCATAATTATTCCTTTAAATTAATTGTTATTATTTCATAATTAAACTGTTCTTCATTGTAGATTTTAATTCTTTCTATTAAATGATTTAAAGTGTAATTCTTTCTTGAATTATATGTACAATCATCAGATATGTCATATAACATTGCTTTAGTTTTATTTTTGCCTTTCCTAAGAACTCTTCCGATGGATTGTAGATTACGAATTCTTGATTTACTAGGAGAAGCAAAAATTACATTGTGTAGGTTTCTTATATTTATTCCAGTAGAAAATACACCGTATGAAGCAATGATGATTGCATCTTTTTCTCTTTCTGTAATCTCCCTAACAATTTCTCTTTCTTCAGTATCAACTCCACCATGAATAAAAAATACTTTTCTATTTGTTTTTTTAGCAGTGTTTATTAATTCATATAATGGTTTACCATGAGTCTCAACTCTTGAGAATAAAATTAAAGTATTACCTTTTAAATCGAGGGATAAATTTTTAATGAAGTTATTCCTCTTATCATGAGAAATTATAAATTGAACTTCATCTTCATAGGTTGCAAATATTCTTGGTTTATGTTTTAATACTAAACATCTAATGTCTAGTTTTGATACATGACCTTTCTCCATCAATTCTGATGTTCTTATAATTTTATATGATGGACCAAACAATCCTTCAAGAACCCATTTATGGGTTTGTGTTCCATCTAAGGTTCCAGTAAATCCAAATCTATACTTAGCATGATGTAACTTTGTCATGATTTGTATCAATGATTTAGATTTAAATAGATGAGCTTCATCTCCAATAACTACACCATAGTTTTCAAAAAAACTTCTATCAAGTTTGTATATTGATTGCCAGGTTGTAATAGTTACTGGATACTCTGATGTTTTTTCTCTACCAGAATATATTTTGTGACAATATGATTCCGAATCAAAACCATAATCTTGGAAGTCCTTATACATCTGCTCTACAAGAGATGTCGTTGGAACAACTACAAGAATTTTTTGCCCTTTCTCCACATAATATCTTACGAGAGAATAAATCATCAAAGATTTGCCAGATGCAGTGGGACTTATCAATAACTTTCTATTATGTTTTAATGCATCGTATACTCCCTCTATTTGATAATCTCTCGGAACATGAAAACAAATAGACTTCATATAATCTTTAACACCTTCATATGAAATGCCATCGTTAACCTCAAAGGGCATTCCATAAAATTTATTTTCTTCAAATTTATAGTTGTAATTATAGTTACTACAAAAAGAAATTAATTTATCTAACAAACCTACGTAGAGTTGTTTGGTCCTTAGATCAAATAAATGAATTTCTCCATTCCAATTTCTACCTCTATATTGAGGCATAAATTTTGCGTTTGGAACCTCAAACTTAAAATAATCTCTTAGTTCATATTCTATGTGAGGTTCACATGTAATCTTTAAATATACTTCGTTTGATTTCTGAATCAAAAGATCAAAGTTATCAACCATATCCTGCTTGGAATTTTAAGAATTCAATAGCATTCTTTATTTGGTAAGTTCTATTTTGAATTACCTTTAGAATACTTTCTAGATAGTTTAAAATTGTTTCGTAATACTCAACCTTTAAATTAATTTGAGACAACTTTTGATCTGCATCTAAGTATTTTTGTAAAGTATCTTTATCTCTAATTTTTTTAGGGAATGGATCTTCTACGTATACTTCAGGATCTGCTTTACCTGTAAAATATTCATAACGTTCGTGACGAATATTCTTTCTTTGTTGTTCTGCTTTCTTTTTAAGAAGAATTACATTGTTGTAAATCTCAAAGTATTTAGCATGTAAAAGGGGGATGTTAGTTGATTCAGTATGTAGATTATCCATGTCAATGTGAGCATCTTTTTCCCACATTTGTTGGATTTGTTCAAGGTCAAGAATCATAATTTATTTCCTTTTGGATCATATATATCGTAAATAGTATACTTGAAAGATACCTCTGCAGTAAAGTATTCTACGTCTGGGTTGGTAGCATCAAAAGTTAATTCTGACAAGTCGTATGGAAACATGTCTTTAAAAATGACATCAAACTGTGGTCTTTGATTGCTGTTTAAAATCTGTAAAGTTCCATCAGAATAGATGTTCATGGATTTGCTATCAAATCCCAATTGAGTATTATCTTCTCTTTGTAAATTGTAAATTTCATCCAGTGATTCTGGGAATCCAAGACCGCGCATCCATCTTTGAATTTCCATGTAGTTCTCTAGATTTTCATCTACAATAAATCGCAGAGTAAAATCTTGGAATACAATTTTGTCACCTGGAATATCAATGTTTTTTAGGTAAGTTGGTTGCTCCGCAACACCTAAAGTCATTCCTGGTATGTTAGCTGAGTTTGAAAAGAACGATACTTTACGCGCTCTATTCAAAGTAAATTTAAATCCAATAGAGGATAAAAAATTTCTATTTTGGATTTGACTACTATAAAGATTACCAGTTGCCATCGTTTTTTAACTATTTAGATAAAAAAAGAGACCCTTTCGGGTCTCTTGATTAAGTTGTGACCAGACTCACATGAGGTTCTTGATTTGAACTCTTCTGTAGTAACGGTTTGCGTTAACTTGAAGTCTGCCGAGACCCTGAGTGGTGCCTTCAGCGAATGGGTTAGCAACAAGACCGTATCTGGTCTTAAAGCCAATCTTAGGCTGGAAGGTGTTCTCACCAACGGCACGAACCATTTGGAGAGGAACATATGGGCAATAGAACAGACCTGCGTCATAAGGTGAAGAACCCTTATAACCAACAACATAGTATTGGTTAGCAGATACGTTTGCTGAATAAGGATCGATATATACGCGATACTTACCAAGCAGAACACCAGCGAAGGTATTGCCAGTGTCATCAACGTTGAGGTTTGCGTTCAGAGCAGGAGTGTAATCAAGTACACCAGCCATGCTCAGTGCAGAAGCAACGTCTGCGGAACACATTACAACGTTGCCCTTTCCTCTACGAGTTCTTTGTGCGATTGCGTTAGCGTCGCGCTCGATTTGGAACAGGAGACCTTTGAACTTCTCAACTGACCAACGACCGTTGGAGTCGATGTCGAGGTCGAAGATACCAGCGGTAGCAGTGTTAGCAGCAGCGCCTTGCTCAGCAACCTTATAGATGGTTCTGATAACTTCTCTGTTGATTTCAGCGAGGATCTCAGTTGAGAGAATGTTAGCAAGTTCTGCTTCTGCATTCAGACCGTGAATTGCCTTCAGGTCTTGTGCAAGCTCAAGGCTGTATTCTGCCTTCAGTGCTCTTGACTTGGCTTCAACAAGAACCTTCTCGATTGAGAATGCCATCTCGTTGAATTGGTTGCCAGCACCGTTACCGAGATTCTCTGAATCTCCAGTAAACATACCCTGACCAACGTTATAACCACCAGAACCAGTTGAAGCACCAGTACCAACTGGGTTCAGGAGACCTGGGTTGCTGCCATACTGGGTAGTAGTACCCATACCAGCATTAACGTTTGATGCAGCGGTAAGACCGATACCTGAATTCTGACCAGAGAATACGGTATCTGCTTCATCAAACAGAGCTTCGGTGCCGCTCTGATTGGTGTAGCGTGAACGCATTGCGAAGATGAGTCCAGTAGGACCACTCATTGGTTGAACACCTGCGAGGTCATAAGCGACCAGGTTAGGCATTGCACGTCTGATGAGTGAGATCAGAACTGGATCAAAACCTGCAACAGGACCTGCTGCTGCAGCGGAACCTGAGAATCCACCTGAAGCACCAGCAGCGTTTGCGCTATTGGTTGGTGATTCCATCAGAATTCCGTTTGAGAAAGCAGATTGCTCTCTCAGGAATTTTTCTTGGTTTTCTAACAGGACAGCGGTTACTGCTCTTCTGTGTGAATCTTTGATTGGATCAAGACCATCATAGTCGAGAAGTGGTGCCCACTTTTCCTGCAGATGCTCGGATTGGAACATTTGCTTTTACCTTTGTAACGTGTTTGGTTTTGTTTGAATTATATTAAATTCACTTTTTAGCAACAGCTGAAAGTGTTTTGAGGTATGAATTCATATACTCTGAGGTATAACCTGCAGCGTTGACTTCAACTTCCTCAACTAAACTTTCTGTCTTTGCTTTTGGAGTCTTCTGCGCTGAGAAATATGATTCCTTCAGCATCTCCAGTTTTTCACGATATTTTTCGCCACTTTCAAACTCAACACTTTCGGCAAGTGAAGCGAGCTTCTCTTTCTGAGAGAGTGCTAGACCCTCTGCTACATCGTCAAAGATTCCATCAGCAACCGACTCTGAGAGACGCTTGTTTAGGGTAATATTCTTTTCGATCTGCTCGTTGAGTTTTGTCTCCATTTCATCAAGTTTTTCTACCATGCTCTCAAGAACATCATATTTATCTTCAGGGATTGATACATAATGTGCTTCAAAAAGTTCCTTCATACCTGAGAGGAAGGATTCAGTCATTTCTGACCTCAGACCGTTCTCAACAGAAAGTTGATTTTCGGTAATCCACTCCTCAGCAACGTACTCAAGATATGAATCAACTCTTTCTTCAAGAGCTGATTTGATTTCTTGTACTTCTTCTACAAGTCTTGCTTCGTATGCTTCATCATACTGAGCAATGAGTGCTTCTTTGATCTCAGTAACTTTTGATCTCAGAGCAGCTTCAAAGATGGTACGTGCCTTCTCTTGGAATTCCTCGGAGAGGTCTTCACCATCGAGAAGAGCAGTAACATCTTCTTCAATATCAAACTCTTCTTCTTCCTCTTCTTCTTCTTCTTCCTCTTCTTCGTCTTCTTCAACCTCTTCCTTCATCTTCTTCTTACCCTTCTTCTCATCCTCATCACCTTCTTCATCACCTTCTTCATCCTCATCATCTTCTTCTTTAGATGCTTCTGCAACTACTTCTTCATCTTCTAGTACTTCTTCTTCATCAAGGAGATCTTCAGAATCTACTTCTTCCTCTTCCTTAACTGCATCACTCTTCTTAAGACCCTTCATAGGATCTGCTGCCTTAGCACCCTTGTTAACAACGTTTCTTACTTGCTGAAGGGTTTTACCTGGAGTTTTGATTTCTGCAGAATTATCATCTGAACGATAATTTTCTGGAGTAGGACCACCAAGGTCTTCCCAAGAACCTGTTTGACCTGCTACTGCGCCAGGAGCGAGCTTTTGCATTGGATCGCCTGCCTTTGCACCTGCATTGACAGCGGTCGAGGATTGCTTTGTGCCTGCTTCCATTTCGTGTAAATTGTTGCCACTAGACATTTGGACTCTCCGATTAACCTTAATGAATTTAATCTATATTTATTTATTAAATTAGAATTTTTACCTATATATGGTCAAAGTGAATTTAAAAAGTCATTAAATAAATT